TATTAACGCAACCCCGTTTAGTATTTTGTCAGGTTTACCCGGCGTAACTGATGCCGATTTAAGTAAATCTTATTTGACATTATATCAGGGCGATTTACAATTGATTTATCAATTGCCATTGGTTGCACTATCTAACATTGTAAAAGGTACTGGAGCTTATGTGTTTGAGTTACCGGAAATGAATGACCAAGATATTAGCTGGACTAAATCTTATATTAGCTTACCGACTGCATTAGCAACTACCGGTGTGGCTTATTCATTTGGCGTTTATTATTATATGTAAAATCTTATTTGTTATGGCAGCGTTTAGACCCGAAATATTCACAATTGATGAAGTACTAAATTTTTACGATACCGCAGAAGGTAACGATTATAAAGTGTATGCCGGTGTGAACCCAAGTCCACAATATTTGCGTTATAATTTTTCGGGGGATAAAGAAATAGGGCGTCAGGAATTGCAAATGGCACTAACACAACTCCGCAACAATGTAGAAAACTATAATCCATACCTAATACAAGTTATTAGCGAGGAAAAAGTAAGTAAGGGTAGGAAAAAAGAGCCTATCCTTACTTCTATTTCATTCCAGTTAAATAGACCGCAACAATTTTTACCTATGAACCAAATGGGGAATGTTGGAAGTCCGAGAACTGAAATGTTATTAGAAAAATTAGTAGAACAAAATGCTTTAATGCAATCAAGATTGAGCGCATTGGAAAGTATTGGCGAAATGGAAGAAGAAGAAGAAGTGGAGCAATCACCCATTAATGCTATGTTAAGTAATCCGGAATTACAACAAACGATTATTACGGCAGTTATGGGATTGGTTGGTAATATGTTTACAAAAACGGGTGCGCCTACCGGAATAGCGGGAATTGATGATACTGATGAGGCGTTGAAAATATTACATTCCTTAATGGGTAAGGGTGTAACCATTGAGCATTTAAGAAAATTAGATGAAATGAACTCAATGAAATTAAAATCACTTTTAATGATGTTATAAAATGGCTCAAAGTAATTTTTTTAAGGATAACCAAAATTTAATTATCGGCGGCGTTGTTTTATATTTTGCATATACCAAAATATTTAAACCACTATCCGAAAGTTTTGGTTTAAGTAAAAGTGATGAGGAAAAAAATGTAGATAAGGAAATTACAAAGCCGGGTTCTGCATTCAATCCTAATTATTGGAGAAGTGTACCAAATGCACTTATTATAAAAAATGATGCGGTTAATAAATATATTGATACAATTTGGAATGCACCCGGATACTTTTATGATGATTTTGATGCTGTTTTAGGCGTTTTTAAATCACTTAAAACGCAAACGCAAGTATCTTATTTGGCATACAAGTTCAATGAAAAATATAAAAAAGATTTATTGAACTGGTTATTAGGTGGCACGTTATTATCTTATCCGGCGGATAGGTTTAATGCGCAACAAGTTAATCAATTGATTACATACGTTAATGGTTTAAAAAGAAGTTAAAATGAAAAATAAAGGCTTATCATTATTATTGTTATTATTAGGTGGTGCTTATGTGTACTACATTGTTAAAAATAGCAAAAAGAAGTACAAAGGTTCGGTTATTGTAAACCCATTAGATAAAGGGGAATTTGTACCAGATGTAGCAAGTTCAGTTCAAGACGTAGTGATGCAATTGAATAGTTCCGAAAATGTTACTACACCAATTTTAGAGCAAATAAGAGAAGTAAGTAAGCCACAAGAAATTGAAAGTTATCAATCTTTTTATGGTACTACTATAAGCGGAAAAAAAGTGGGCGTTCCTTATTCCATTTAATTCATTCCTTACACCTTTAAAAATAAAAAAATGAGCAATTTTGAAATAAAAGCCGGTTTAATAAAATATGATGTAAATTTTATTACTTATGATGCAAACGGATATATCACAACCGATTGTAATAGTATATTATTTATAAATTACGGAACTAATGCCGTTCAAATTGAAAGTGTTGTTTTGCAACAAAATCAAAGTTTTCAAATTGAGGGTAATGCCGGAGAATTTTTAACAACAAGATTGTTAGCAACATTTATTAATACTGGTGGTTCAAACAATTTAGTTTCAGTAAAGAAAAATTACATAACTAATGCCTAATATAGATTTATCAATATTAAACCAACGGCAAACACCGGCTTTTTTTGCCGATACGTTAGCTAATAGACCCGCCGCCGGATTTTTAGGTAGAATATTTGTATCTACTGATACATTTGCATTTTATCGTGATAATGGTACTGGTTGGGATTTAATCGGCGGTCCGGGAACCGGAACGATAACCGGTAGCGGAGCTGCCGGGCAAGTAACATTTTTTAATGGTACTTCAAGTATTACCGGAGATAGTGGATTAACTTATAATGATGTTACAAACGCATTAACGAGTTTAGGAACTATAAAAGCAACAAATTATTATGTTGGAACGCCAAGCGATTTAACGAGAAGTTTTGCAGCAAAAGGAGATGCAAATACGGTTGCTTTGTGGTTAGAAGAATATGGAAGTAGTTCTGCAAGTCCTGATATTTTTATGTTTAAAGGTAGAGGCAGTAGTGCAGCACCAACTAATATTTCGGTTGGTGATAGTACGGGAGCAATTACAACAGGTGGTTATGTAAATGGGCTTTTAAATGGAAGTACAACATTATCAACACCAGTTGTAAATATTGATAATACAAATAATTATGCAAATAGTGATTTAGTATTACAACAAACATATAATTCAATAACTCCAAATGAAAATTTTAGAGTTAGGGCAATAGATGGTTATGTAGTAGCTTCAAATGGTGGTTTTGAAACTACCGGAAATATAAATTTATTTGCCGGTGCAAATAGTAGAAGAATAATTTTTGATGCAAACAATGGAGTTCCAAGAATTTTTAGTTTTAGAACTGGAAATTTACCACGTTGGGCGTTTAGAGTAGACGGAACTGAAAGTGGAAGTAGTAGCGGTTCGGATTTAGCAATTAGAAGATATGATGATGCCGGAACTTTTGTAGATGCTCCATTAAGTATTAATAGAGCCAGTGGGCAAAGTACATTTGCAAAAAAAGTTGTTATTGAAAATAATACTGGCGACCAACAATTGCAAATTGTTAGTACAACCGCTCCAAGTATAAGAATAGACAATGCACAAACGGGTGCAACTAAAAGAGCCGGTTTAGGTATTTCAACGGCAGCAAATAATTTTATTCAAGGTTCAGTTGATAGAGATTTTTGTATTTTCAATGGTAGTACAACGGCAAGTCCAATGTTATTTGGTATTTATGATGCCGGTTTAAGTAATACGCAAGAGGCGGCAAGAATATCGGCAGCACGAAATTTTATCATTGGTAGCAGTATTGACAATGGTAATAAATTGCAAATTAATGGTAATGTAGCAGCAAGTGGAAATTATCAGGGTGTAAATAGTATTTTGTCAGGTTATTTACAAATTGGTTCAACTCATTCTGTAAAATTTGACCTTACACAAAGTTTATCTTTTGATGGTATAAGGGTTATATCAAATAATCCAACTACACAAAATTTAATTGCTATGTATCACACATCAACAGAAGGTTGTGTTGAAACAACTTTTTTAGGTGCTGGAAGTTATACTAATTTAGCATTAAATCAACAAGGTGGAAATGTATTAATTAATACTATTAGTACAGGTGCAGACGGATTAGGTATACAAAATCAAAAAAACGTTTCTTTTGTAGAAGGTAGTGGAGAAAGTTATGTAAATATATTTAGACAAAGAAATAGTGCAGCAGGTGTTTTGGCACAAGGTCTAAAAAGGTCATTAACGGGAGAATGGGCAAGTAGTATATCAAGTTCAGTTGCAAGAAGTGCAGTTGTTGTTGGTTATAATAATGGTTCTATTGCATTTTATTCTGAAAGTACTACAACAGTTGCTAATGGAACTGATATAACTATAACTCCTAAAATGCTTTTGCAAAATACTGGAAACCTACTTATTGGAACATCAACCGATAACGGAAATAAGCTGCAAGTAAATGGCAATCAAAGTTTAAATGGCGGATTAAGGTACCTTGATTTTCTTAATCCAACATCAAATTATTGGGATACATACCATTATTTAGATGGTACATTAAGATTTAATTATAATGGTGCTGGTGGAGATGAATTTATTTTATTTAATAATGGTAATTTAGCAATAGATGGTGGAGCTATAAGGACATCTGCCCCAAGCGGTGGAACTGCACAATTTTTTAAATCGGGTTCATATGTAGGTGGAGCTCCTGCCGCAACTGGATATATACAATTTGAAGTAAATGGAGTTACTTATAAATTATTAGCATCAACATAAAAAAATAATATGAAACAAATACAACCTATTCAACTTTGGGTAAACGGACAAGAAAAAACTGCAAGTGTTTTTAATTTAATTATCATTAATGATAACTTAACTAATAGTGCAACATTTTATTGGCAGTTATTAGATAGCGCCGAAATTAAATTACAAGACGGAAATTTAACAATGGTGGAGCCACAATATGACCAATGGGGAACTTCAAGTGATGTAAACCAATGGGCGTATGAATGGGCGGCAACACAATTAAATCTTACCTTAGCTTAATTAAACCTTAAAATAAAAATCTATGACAAACGAACAAGCATTAAACGTAATTAAACAAGTATTAGACGCTGCAAGTAAAGGCGGAATTTTTGAAAATATGGACGCCAGTTTTTTAGCGGCTAATAGTTTCAATGTAATTTCAAGAGCAATCCTAAAAGATGATAAAGTAGAAAATGATGCAAACGGAATTAATAATTAGTGTATTTACATTCATAGCGGTTGCCAGTGGTTTTTATTTTACCACTAAAAGCCGTTTAGATAAAATTGAAAAAGATTTATTTAAGCACAATAATACTAATACTGAAATATTAGACCGATTGGCACGAATTGAAACAAAACTTGATTTTTTTACTAAAAAATAAATGTATAAGATTTTACTATACACTAAAAGGAAGGCACAACAATTAAATGTGATTGTATTGCCAAGCGAAAAAATCAATAAGAAAATTGATGTTTATGATGTGTATGGAAATTTTATAGTAAGTATTGGGGATAGGAATTATTTAGATTATCCCTATTATTTAAAATATTGCGGTAAAAAAATTGCAGATGAACGCCGTAAGGCATATAAAATTAGACACGAAAAGGACAGGCATATAAAAGGCAGCGCCGGATATTATGCAGACCAATTATTATGGTAACTAAAAATAATTTTATGTTTAAAAATTGGAAAACAAGTTTATTTGGTATCGGTACATTAATTACCGGTATTGCAACAATTGTAAAGGGCGATATTCCGGGTGGTGTAACCGCAATTTTAACCGGATTAGGTTTAGTAGCCGCAAAAGATAGTGATATTAATTTAAACAATAGAAAATAATGACAACAACCACAAAAATAATTATTGTGGCTGCAATTGTCTTATTACTTACAACCGCAACCGCTATGGGAGTTTCTGCAAAGGGTTTGAACTTTATTAAAGATTTTGAAGGGGAACGGCTTAAAAGTTATCGGGACACCGGAAATATTTGGACAATTGGGTTTGGTTCCACATATAACCACGATGCAAAACGTAAAGTTCAGGAAGGCGATATTATTGACAAAGAAACGGCGCTCCGTTGGTTAAGGTTAGATGCCGGAAAATTTGCCACTGGCGTTAAAAAGTTGGTTAAAGTACCCATTAATCAATCACAATTGGATAGTTTGACCTCTTTTGCCTATAATTTAGGCTTAGGAGCGTTACAAAGGTCTACTTTATTAAGAAAATTAAACGCCGGAAGTCCTAAAAGCGAAGTAGCGGCGGAGTTCCTAAAATGGAATAAAGGGCGTAATTCAGCCGGTATATTGGTTGAAATACCCGGTTTAACGAGGCGTAGGAAGGCTGAGGCTGATTTATTTTTGTTATAGATAGGGTTAAATACAAGCAAGTAAGGAAAAACCCCCGAAATGTCTATTTTGGGGGTTTTTTTTGCCCTATATTGAAATTTATTTGGTGGTTTCAATTATTTATATATAATTTTAGCCTACAAAACAAAAAACCCTATCTTATGACATTTAACACCGACCAAAAAATTTTGGGTCAAATTGCCAGTGCGCAATCCAAAATTCAGCGTTTAGAAACGCTCCGTTCACTTACCCCATACGAACAAGTTACAATTTTTTTTTATGGTTCAGGGGGAAAATTCTTATCTCTTAATGAAAACGATATTCCGTTTGATTTAGCATTTGAAATTCGTATTTTAATTGATGCCGCTATTGAGCATTATAACCACGAAATTAAAATGTTGGAAAATTCGTTTCAATGAAAAAATTACTAATAAAATTTATTGCAATAGTATATCTATTTGTTGTGTCTATTCCGCTCACAATAATAGTTTACTTATTAACCTATTTTATATCTTTTATTCTTTACTTCAAAAAACAAAAAAAAAATGAAAAACGAGTATCTTCAATCCCTTCTGAATGGTTATGGCTCAATGAACGCCGTAACGAACAAAAAAAATGAAAAACAACCCGATTATCAAGGTTGGGTAAAATTAGACGGCAAATTTTATGAGGTTGCCGGTTGGGTCAAATTTGGCAAGTCAAACAACAAATTTTTATCAATTTCAATTCAAGAAAAAAACCCTTTTCAAAATGAGCAAGACAAAACAATCTAAAACTTTGCACAATGCTTTTTTACTTAATATTTGCACTACTGATGATGAAATTGTTAGGGTTGTAAATATTGAGCCGCATGAGGTTAATTTAATGAAAGAATTAATAACCGACATTTACGAAAATCAATCCGGCGGAGTTACTATCCGTTTATCCTTAAAATCAAAATACATAAGAGATGAAATTTTATAATAAAGAACCTGAAAAAATATTTGAATTAAAACCAAGTCCATTTAGTATTACTTTTTCAAGTAAACACGAGCATATTACTATTTCATTACAAGATAGTAGAGATGTTTTAAAATTGGCTGATGCTTATAAAGAATTACTTGATAAATTAAAAATACCTTACTTAGAAACTTATAAAAATGATAATAATGAAATATCAAACTAATGCACCCGCTTATCCATGTATGCCCATTAAAGATGAATTTGGGCGTATTATTGCAGCCATTCCCGGCTTTACTAAATACGAGCAAGTTCTTTTATCAATTGTATGTGCAAAGGAAGGCAATCCCGGAGCGTACAAAGATACCCCTTCAATGATTATGAAAGAGGCTCAAATTTTAACTGATGAATATTTCAAAACCCTTCAAAAATTACAAGATGCAAAAGAAGATACCTCAAATGTTATTCAAATGTAGTAATGAAATTCAGGCTTTAATAGTGTTTATAATTGCACTATTTTTATTTGGCTTTATTCAAAATATTTAATGGAACAAGACAAGACAATAACCCTACCCGAAAAATTAGCCAAAAGAAAATACAATCCGGACTTTATTCCCCCAAAAGACCAGGTTGTATTTTCTATTCAGGAATTACCCATCGGAGTTATTCAGAACTTTATAATACTTTCGGGGGTAGCCAAAGCCGGAAAAAGCACTTTCCTCGCGGCTGCTATTTCATCTGCATTTATGCCGGGCAATATGTTTGGTATGAAATTTCGTTTTCCGGAAGGTAGACGCAAAATCGCTTATTTTGATACCGAGCAATCCGAATACGATTTTTTTAGACAAGTTAATAAGATTAAAAACTTTGCCGGTATTAATGGTTTACCTGAATGGGCTCACTTTTATTCGGTTCGTGAAGATAATCCCGATGAAATTAGGGCTTTAATTGAAACTTATTTAGAAAATAACCCTGAATGCCCGGTTGTTATAATAGATGGTATTTTAGACCTTATTTTTGATTATAATAACGAAGTAGAGAGCCGCAAACTTGTTAATTGGTTTAAGAAACTTACAAAAATTTATAATTGTCTATTTATTGGCGTTTTGCATCAAGGTAAAGGATTGGGAAATCAAACATTAGGACATTTAGGTTCAAATTGTGATAGGTGGGCAAGTTCTACATTAGAAGTAGTAAAAGACAAAGAAAAAAAGACCTTTACTTTGCAACCTCGTTTCCTTCGCAGTTCGGAAGATTTTGAACCGGTTGTTTTAATGAATTATGACAACCAGTGGCGTCAAATTGATAGCATTAAAGAGCCGGAAAAATCAAACAAAATAGACCCGGTTAATTTTAATGAAATGAACCACAAAAAAATGATTTTGCAAATACTGGCAATTGAAAAACCTTATAAAGATATAATTTCGGAAATTCAGGAAGTAACCGCAAAGGGTACGAATTACGCTAAGAAACTTTGTAAAATATGGATTGAAAAAAACCTAATAACAAAAAACTATAAAAATGATTACCAAAAGAACTTTTAAAAAGTTTTTAGTTGAAATGCTAAAAAGCGGTCTTATTAAAATGGTTAAAGTAAATAATCAAATAAGATTTAAGTACAATGACACAATTTTAACCAAAAGTGATATTGAATTTTTGATGTTAGCGTACAAAAAAAAACCGGTTAAATAAATTAACCGGCTTAGACAAAACAATGATTACCCTAACCATTATTTCATTCACTTACGCCACAAATATATGAAAACTATTTATTCAACAATTGTTTTTTTTGAACCTGAATTAAATATATCCCCCCGAAAATATAGGAAGGTAACAAATTTGGATAGTTTTGCCGATTTTTGCCGTAATTCAGGCGCAAAGTATATAAACGTATACGAGAAGTCCACAAAACGATTTTATTGCCGCATTTGGCTTAAAAACCCCCATTAACACGCACAATTCCCCCCAAGTTCAAAGAACCGGTTTAAAACCCGGTTTTTTTGTGCCTATACACTTGATTATGGGATAGGTTTATTTTTAAAGGTGTAAATGAATGAATGTGTAAGAAATTAAACCGGTTTAAGTGGTTTAAAATAGGTGGTTTAAATTTTATCTTCGCGCCTACATGCGCGAAGATATAAATTTTTAAACTAAAAGTTTAACCAACGCACACATTTTTTAAAAAATTTTTGTTTTTTAGTAAAAAACCTTAATTTTGATGATATGGTAGCTAAAAAATGGATTGGTTTGTTACTGGGAGCGGGTGCGCTATACTGGATATTTAATAAATTCAGGTTTCAGCAATCCCTAACTTATATTCCTACCCGAATTAAATTAGGGGGCAATGTTTTGAACCCTGAAATTACATTAGGGGTTAAATTATTCAATCCTACAAATGTTTCAACCACATTTGGAAATTTAGATGCTGAATTATTTTTAGAGAGTGGGCAGAAGGTTGCCAATGTTACTTTTAATGAATTAATTAATATTCCGGGTAATTCGGAAAAAGAATTAAATATAGTTGCAAATACTTCTTTATTAAATTTAGTTAATACGGCAAGTATTTTATTCACATCAAAACAATTAAATTTTGTTTTGAAGGGTAGCGCAAATATTGATAGAGTTCCTTTACCTTTTATAATTAATTATAAGTTCTTTGCATAGTAAAAATTTCATACTACAAAAGTTAAGTCCGTTTAAAAACTATAAAAAAGTTATTACAACCGACCAAAGCACAAAAGACATTGTTAATGGTATCATTGATACACATTATAAATGGGATAGTGAGTATGACAAAATAAGTCAATATTTTGTAGGTGCAGATGTAGAAGAAACTGCTAAAAATGTATGGGAGTTTTTAAAAAACAATGTACCATACTACATCGAAAGTTCTGAGCATCAGACCTTACGAAGTCCGGCAGCTATTATATCAATGCCTGGGGACTGCAAAAGTTACTCGTTAGCAATAAACGGCATCTTTTCAAGTTTAGCAAGAAAAGGAATTATGAATGTACCGATTGCCTATCGTTTTGCAAGTTATAAAGAAGGTGTAAAAGAACCCGGACACGTTTTTTCTGTTTTATATCCGGGAACTAAAAATGAAATTTGGATAGACCCGGTATTAGATAGATTTGATGATAAAAGTAAACAACCAACATTTTTTAAAGATAAAAAAGTAAAAATGAGTTTAATAGCATTAAGCGGAATAGAAAATAACTATTCAGCAAAAGCAAAATTTAATGAAATGTCAAATTATCGCGACCAATTGGTTCGTGATAGGGATATGCTTTTAAATAGCGGAAAAATTAAGTCAGGCGGTTCAAAAGAATTAGAATATAAAGTAGCTATTAATAAAGTTACCAGAGCGTTACAAGATATGCCGCAAATAAGCGGGTTTTTTGATAATTTTTTTGCAAGTAGTCAAAATCAAGATAATCAAAATAATTTTAGAGAAAATTTACAAGCTACCGGTACCGGTATTTTAGTTCAAGGCGGTAAGGAAGTTTTAAATGCTTTATTAACAAAAGAAGGTGTAACGCCTGATTTTTTTAGTCAATTCCCATTTTTAACTGCATTTGATAATAGCACTTTTAAATGGAAGTCAAGAATGCCACTATTGGTTAAAATGACACCTAACCAACGTGTAGCGTTTTATATTCAAAAAATGCAAGACAATGCAGAATTTGAAGATGCTCCACAACAATATTTTGAATTATTTGGTAGAGCGTCTGGAACTAAAAGCGGAATTAGTGATGTAGGGCAAGTAAGTAAAGATGTAGCGCAATTATTTAATGACACATTAAATCAAAAGTATTTTCAGGGTAAAAGTGTTTTTAATGTAAGAGGTGTTCCAAGAAATAGAACGGACTATTCAATTAATACATTAATAAGCAAAGCGCCATTAAGTTCGGGAACTGGTGGTTCAGGAACTCAAAAAGCCGGAATGAATATTGCATTGACATTAGGTTTAGTTGCCGGAGCGTTTTTATTAGTTAAATCATTCGCAAAAAAATAATACAATGACCGCAGCACAAAAAATAGCAAAAGAAAAATTTAAAAAGGCAATAGCTATCCGAAAAAAAACGGGTGTTTCATTAAAAGAGGCATTTGCAGAAGTTTACGGAAAGAAAAAAGTAGGAGCAGTAAAAAAGAAAAAATCGGCTAAAAAAGTTGTTAAGAAGGCAGCGCCTAAAAAGGCTGCAAAAAAAGTTGTAAAAAAGGCTGCAAAAAAGGTAGTTCAAAAAACTAAACCAAGATACTCAGCGAAAAAACATACTAATTGGGAAACTATTCCAGAGCATAAACGCCGTGTAAATGGTGTACCTAAAAAGAAAAAAGTAAGTGAACAATCTATTCTAAATAAAATTCACAAAGTAAAAGACCAAGTGAATAGTTTAGATGAGTTGCAGCATAAACACATGATAGGAGCGGTTGATAAGTATAAAAATGTACTAAAAGAAGTAAAAAATTATGAAGCTGCAATAAGAAAATTAAAAGGTAGTTATTACGGTCTAACAAGTGTTGAAAAAGTAAGAGCAAAACTTTTTCTTAAAAGATTAATGAATGCAAAAAATGAATTAAAAACTCATGCAGCACAATTAAAAAAATCATTTTAAATTTTTCTAACAATAATTAAAAAACAAAAAAATGCGTAGAAAATCGTACAAAAGAAAAAGCGCACCAAGACGCAGACGTAAGATGTCAGGTATTGGCGCAGTAGGTTCAACAGCTATGAGCGTTGCCTATACAATTGCGGGTGGTGTTGCCGCTCAATTAGTAACTAAATTTGTTCCAATTGCGAACGAAAAAATCAAAGCGGCTATTCCAGTTGCAGTTGGTTTAGTTCTTCCACGTTTTGTTAAAGGCGCTGCCGGTCAGGGTCTTGCAAATGGTATGGTTGCCGTTGGTGGTATCAAATTAATTCAATCATTTGGCGTTCTTAATGGTATTGGTGCGGTTGCATCTGATAGCGATTATAAAACACCTATGATTGCTGCTATGTACAATCGTGAAGGATTGGTAGATACTTCGTATATGACACCAAGTATTGCCGGTTTAGACGAGGAATGTTAATTCATTCATTTACACCTTTAATTAAATAAAAATTAAAATTTATAAAAATGCCAAGTCAAGTAGGACAACGTATGACATTCGAGAACGCTAAGGCGCTCGTACGTTCATTAGGTTATAGTGTAGACCATGCAAAAATTACACAATCTTATTTAAGAAGTGAAGTAGCTTTATCTACTTCAAGTGCGAATTATCACATTCCGGTATTAGTAAACGATACCCAAAATGGAGCCGTGAGAATTAACGAACGCCGTCTTAATCTTCAAGACATTTTCGTAGCTACCGAATGGAGTATTCTTTTTGGTATTGGTACTGCTACTGATACAAAAGCAAAGTTATATTCTTATCCAAATTCTACTGCTTTCACTGGTACAAGTGATGATGATTTATGGAGTTTATACAATGGTTACCTTTCATTGTCAATTAACAATGATTTAGTGGTTCCGGCGTATGATGTATTCCGTAGCTATTTTGTTCCACAAACGCAAGGTGGCGTTGGTGTTACTGCACAAACAGTATTCCCAGTAGACCAGTTTGATGCAAGTAGCAACTCATGGTATCCAGTTGAACCGGGTATTGTTATGAATGGTGCTGCAAACATCAATTTCCAATTGAATGCAAATGGCGCTCCTGCTACAATTACTACAAATAGTTTTATTTGCGTTCAGCAACGTGGTTTGCTTCTACAAAATGTTACAACAGTTAAGTAATTTTTTTGTAAAATATAGTTTGGCTAACTATAAAAGCCGCGCAGGTGGGGGCGCAATTGCCCCACCCTATTTTATTATTTATAAAAAAATTGTATGAGAATAAAAAGGTTTCAAGGATTGGAAGTCCCAGTTAATACGGGTTCAACCCTTACAAAGTTTTTTTTCGCCGACCAACCTCAATTGAGGAACGCACACATACAAGCTATTCAGGTTTACAATATTAACGCAACCCCGTTTAGTATTTTGTCAGGTTTACCCGGCGTAACTGATGCCGATTTAAGTAAATCTTATTTGACATTATATCAGGGCGATTTACAATTGATTTATCAATTGCCATTGGT